TGCGTTGCTCGCACATCTGAAACCATTTTCCTTAATGTTGCCATTATAAATACTGTTTAAATATATTTGTCATTCCATCAGTCTCATCTATTAAAAATGCAGTGATTTCTGCTTTAGATGTACTATATCCATTCTTATCGTCCCAAGAGCTTTTAGCATTTGAAAAAGCTGGAACTTGATAGAATTTAATACCGTTGAAATCATGACTCATTTCATGATGTTTATCTCCTGTAAATATGTAAAACACTTGGTGATTAGACCAGTGTTCTCTAAACTCTATTGGAAATATACCAGCAAGTTTTGCTGGCTTAATAGCATCTCCATGATTAAACATCATTGCTGAAACACCATATCCTATATACTTTCTATACTTAGGACTAATATCAAACTGCACTCTGTCTTGGTTTCTGAAATAAGTTTGTAACCAATGCAACATATGCCATCCTACATATTCGTCATGATTACCTGCTACATATGTTATATAAACCTTGTCAGCATATTGTAATAACATTGTAATTACAAGAATTTCATGATTACATATCTCTATAAAAGATTCATGATAAGTGTGTATATTTTGTTGTGGTGTTCCTTTTGTTGTGGTTCCTGTAAATTCACTATTGAACTGATCAGATCCAAGAATATAAGTGACATGATCTAAATTATTAGATAGTTGAGCTTGGGCCAGAATTGTTTCCATTCTAAAGATTATTCTAGCAAATCTTTCACTCATGTTATTATTTCCATCTATATCAAACTTATTTAGATGTGAATCTTGTTTACTAATCACTAGACAACCATGAGGTTTATCAATAGCAAACTTTGGAGACATAACATCTTGACTAATGGGCTGATATGAAGCTAAAAAGTCTACAAACGCATCTTGAAAAACTTGCTCTGTAGACTTCTTACCTAACCATGCTTTAACTTGCCAATGGGGATCTTTCTCATTCCCCCAGAAGTTCTGTACATATTTAGTTATTTCCCACTTCTCTGTATCTATTTTACATTTCTCAATTAGATCTTCGAGACTTTTAATTTCTTCTTTTACATTTACTACCACCTCACCTGTTCCACGTGAAACATCTTCTGTAAATTTTACTATAACATCTTCTAACTCAGCCACATAATTTCCAACTTCTGCTTCATCTTCAACTTGTTCCTTCTTTCGTATATCACTGAGTAAATCTTCAACTTCGCTTTCTATTATTCCTAGCTTTTCAGCATAGAACTTTTTTGACTTTTTCCAGTGCAACATTTGTTCTAATTGCTGTAGAAGTGATTGGTTCTCAAGCATATGTATTTTTTATGGTTAAAATTGCTGTGAAGATATGAATTTATTATATACTTACCAAATTTAATTAATCACTTCAATTAGATAGATTAATCATGTTGATTAGAATAAAAAACTCCCAGCATAGAAATGCCAGGAGAACTTTCCTGTAAACCAACAAACAGGGTTTTTAATATATTAACATGTAGCTCCAGGACTATTTCCTACACAACCTGCAGCCTGAGCTCCAATAGGATTTCCATTCACACTTACTATTTTAAGACTACAACTAGTTGCACCACTTGAACTATTATTGGTTATAGCAGTTGTGTTTATTGTAGAAGAAGCACCAGTCATTGTAATAGTGATTTGAGAATTGATTGAGAATCCATGAGATGAATTAGGATAAGGATAACAAGTTGAACTATTACTATTGCTTGTAATACCATCTGTTATAAATATATCAGCTCTTGTTCCATAACCTGGAGTGATAGGAGCATTCAAAAGACCACTAAAATCAGCTTCTAATAAGACAACATCACCAGCAGTAAATCCACTAATTTGGAAATATGAATAACCAAGACTACAAGAAGTTAATGTTACAGAGTAGCGATGAATAATAGACGTAGTTGTAGAGGTTGTAGTAGGAGGAATACTCGTTGTGGTTGTTGTTGTAGGGGCTCCTACAATTGGCATATAAAGATCTCTTGTACAAACTCCTGTAGATCTGGCTAGAATAGTAGTGCTACCATTAGGTACCACTGTAGATGTATATCCAGCAAGAAGTGTTGCTGCTGAAATACCTGTAGCAAACGGTGTTGTGTATCCATCAGCATCTGAATAAAGATTGAAAGGTCCTACGTCAGAACCTGCTAATGTGAAGGTTATTGTAACTGTATACATAGAATATTTTAAGGAATGTACATTATATAATAAGTAGCTATTACAGGTTGAATATTAGGATGAGCTGCTCCACCACCTGTTGCAGCATTTGTTACACCTACAGTAGTTTCAACAGTAATGCCTGTCAAAGATGTACTAGTTTTATAATTTGCAAGTTCATCAGTAATACCAATAGTTCCACTTCCTCCCCATTGTTGAGGAGTATGACCAGAGTAGTGAAAATGACCACCATGTTCATCAACTATTGAAATAGCAGATGCTGTAGCTGTATGTGTATGACTAGGCATCTGTGATGCAAGAAGTGTTACAGAATTTGCACCTGTTGTATCTCCTATAGCATAGTTTGGATTACCAGCAAATGCAGGATCTACAGAAGGATTTAATGGTCCTGCTGTAACTCCAGGAGTTACAATAGCACCTACACCAACTCTTCCTCTTTTATCAGGAGTACCATTGTTGCCATTACACAGATAGATTTTATTCCATCCTAATGAATTAATACCAGCACCTGTACCATCAAAGTTAGTCAAAGGGCCATAATATTCAACAGCTGTATAAGGAATCATTTTTAAATACTGCTGTGTGCCTCCGCTAATACTATTTAAGTAGGCTTGTATTAATGTGTTAAGATCAGAAATCTTTACATAGTTTGTATTTACATCAATTGTTAGAGCAGATAGATTTGAAACTGTTGTACAAAGTTTTGTAATAATAGCTTGTACAACATCATGTGTTTTTGATGAAGATGTAACACCATCTAAACATCCCACTGTATATGGGCTATTAAGTGTAGTTAGTGTTCCGTTGATAACAGTCACTTGATTTTGTAAATCACAAGCAGCTCTAACTAATGCTGTTAGTAACTGTACAAGATTAGGAGTAGTTCCCACTGGTAAATATCCAGTGACAAGACTACAATAATAACTTGGGTTAATAGTGATATTAATACCATGTCCATCTAGAAAAGAAACTACAGTGTTAATTAATGTATTCTCTATACATAAAAGATTGGTTGGTACAGTGATTTCTAATGCAGGAACTGCTGCACCTGTGTAATTAACACATTGATCTGTTGTCACCTGAACACAACCATTATTACAATTATCGCAAGGCATTTTTAACTTATTTATGGATTAACACAATCACTCGACTAGCAATCATCTGTACAGTGAAAGGTAGAGCGTAATCTGGATTACAAAATTTGTAAGTTAATATCTGTTTATAGTTTAGCAGATCACCAACTAGTTCTCCTGATATATATTTATTCAAAGAGAATACAATGTTATTATATTGATCATTAGCTAAGTCTGTTAGTTTACAATCAATATCTTTTAATAGTGCAGGAATACTTGCACAATCAATACAGTTTGTTAATCTTGTGTATAACATTTTTTATTCTTTGAGTTGCTTGCATCAGCTTGTAATGACACGCTGAACACAAACCATTAATTAATTGACATCCGCAGCCTACTGATAGGCCACATCCTCTACAACTTGCCATATTAATAGAAATTTATTACGTAATTATTTCCACTACATCCACAGTTATTATTTATAAAATTAGTCAACATGTTGTCTGCTTGTATATATAATTTATTAGCTGTATCTACAGCACAATTATTAGCAGCAGCAACTGCTCCTTGTATGAAATAATATATAGTGTTCAGTGTCACCTTAGATTGTGTTCTAATTGCAGAATCACATTCCATCATATCCAATTTCATGAATGCTCTATCATACTTTTCTTGTATGACATCAATACGCATGAATGTTTTAGTAACAAAATTTGTTATAGCAGGATCTACAGAATATGTAGCAGTCCAGATTCCATCAGGAAGAGGTAACAAAGGTTGTCCTGAGGTACTAAGTCCTAATGTAAGAGAATTGAAAACATTAAAGTTTAATGGAACAAAAGGTAACACTGTAGGGCTTGAGAATCCTGGAATAGTAAAACTTATACTAGGACTTACGACAACAGGAGGATCTGTATCATAAGTTGATGTATCTGCTATACCTAATGTTTGTACACTATAAGTATTGATTACTAAAAAATCTAAAGTCATATTATTTAAAATAAAAATGCCAGAGGATTTGAGACGATCCTCTCACCCTCTGGCATAGGTTATATGATTCAGCTTACTTCTTAGATTAAGGAATCTGAGTAGTAGTTGATGTAGTGGTACTTGTGCTAGAAGTTGAACTAGTGGTAGTTGTAGTTACACAAACATTATCACTAGCAACTGAACCTAACGCAGCAACTAAAATAGCTTCAATAGAAGAAGTAGCTCCTTGAGGGATAGCAATAATTACAGAGCTATCTTCCATGATGTAGTCACCCCACTGATAAGCAGCCTTATCGTAAGTATTGAATTTGATGTAGTAGGTATCATAAGTGGTACCGTTAGCTACCCAAGATTCAAAGTTTTCGTTGTAACCAACCATTCTGTATAAATGCTTCAAGTATCCAGCTTGGTAGCTATAGAAATTCTTCTCTAATTGTTGAATTTCTGAAGAAGTACCAGTTGCATAAGAAGAACGTTGAGTGATAACAGGTTGAGCAACAAAGTTACATCTGTCAGCAACAATGAAGTCAGCAGTTGTAGCAGGACCAGAGTAAACAAATGTACGGAAATAAAATCTGTCATACTCCCAAGGGAATGCAGCAACATCACAAGGCTGACCATATTTAGTTAATGGCTTACCAGTAATTTGCAATACAGCATTCTGATCGTTTCCAACTCTAGCAAATGTGTAGAAAGTGTTGAAGTTGATGTTATCAGGGTTGTTACCAGGAGCTTGTTGAGTCAATTTAACGATGAAAGCATCAATTAAAGCAGGAACATCAACATCAGTACAAGGATTTCCACCACAATCACAACATGGAGCTTGAACAGTTACACTACGAGTGAAACCGTTAAAGTATAATGTGTCAATGTAACTAGAGAATCCACGTAAGGTTAAAGTTACAACATCACCACATTTAACTGTCCAACCACCCACTTGAGTGATTTGGTTAGAAGCTGTAGGACATCCGTTCACTTTATACCATTCAGTAACGTTGGCACCATAAGCTGAGTTATTGATACCTGCAATTTTGTCTGAACGCTTAGATCCCTGTAAATAAGTATTCACTCTACCCTGTGCTAAATAGAAGTATGGTTTAGCAGCAATGTTACCAGATGTTGCCACTGAGTAATCACTTCTGAAGATACCAAACTGACCCGCTGTTAAATTTTGTGTAGATCCAGAGCTAGGTAGAGTATTTCCTACTGGAACCACAAAGAGCGTGGTTAATGAAAAATCGGCCATTGTTTTTTATTTAAATTGTAAAAAATTATTCGTTTGTTTGAATTCTATACACTGAGCTTTGAACTGCAGATTGATTCTCTGTGTACATTGCTAGATTTTGAACTGTTAAATCTAAAAGCTCATCTTCTAAATATAGTTCAAGTTCACAATCACTATCTATTGAAGGAGTTCCATCAAACCTTACATATCCAACCTTATCAATATATTGAGGATACCTCATATATGATATGTTAATTGATGTAGGTGTGAAGGTTCCGTCTGTATAGATATTCAATTCATCTGTTGATAAGAAGATGAATGTTTCTTGATATTCAAAAGATGGTTTGAAGTGATCATTAGTTAAAAGAAATTGTAAGTCTTGATGCTTAGCAAGATCTCTATTGATCCAAATCTTTCTATCTGTACAAGGTCCTTTATCTGCTAATAAGTAACTATCAATATAAAACATGTATTGTGGAACCAACAAGTGTATATTTGCACCCCACTGATTCAACTCAGCATTCTTTAAATATAAAGGAAGAGGCTGATGATTATATGTAATAATTAAACTTTGTAGGTCTTCATAACGCTTTTTAAAAGCATCCAGTCCTAATCCAGAAACTGTACTAAATCCATCAAACTTTTGTTTAATCAACTTAACTTGGGCCTCATTCAATGCCAAGATTTTATCTTCTAAGTTAATCTGTTGATGTTCATTTGTTGATAGTTTATTTAGTTTCTGATCAATCTTATATAATAAACTATCTACAGGGATCATACAGAAGCTAGTTTTTTAGTTTTTAATTTACCTTCTAGTGTTAATAGTTGGTCTTGATTATCTTCATCAGCAAGTTGTTTCACTAAATCATCTTCATCAATAGCTATTTCAAAATCACCTTCGTATATTCTACCATTAGGTTTTGATCTGTAGATTGAGTGAGAAACTGCTTGTTTTACTAAATCTTTAATATGGAGCAAGTTTTCTTTCATGTCAGCAAATCTACCAAAGATTTCTACAGGGTTAAGTCCTTGGTATTTACCATTCTTAAACTCTGTTTGTTTTAATAGATTATCAACTAGATTATACACCACTTCTTCTTTTGTATTATCTGTAACTGGAAGACCTAATAAACGAGCTACCTTTTTCTTTCTTTCAGGACTCATTGAATCAAACTTAATGATTGCTTTATTAATCAACTGTTTCTTCTTATACATCACTGCATTTTCAATCTCATCATCAGCTACATAGAATTGTGTGTCTGCTGGATATTCACCACGCTCCCAAGCTTGATAGCTAGAAGCAATTGTTGGATGAACTCTTAACCATGCAAATGCTAGTTCTTGAAAAGGTTGTGAGAAATCAAAATAATTATCACCATCCATAAGTTTTACAGCTTGTACATGAAGAGTGTCATCTGAAGAGGTTGAAAGTCCATAGTTCCAGAATTGAGATCTAGGACCTAAGTCAATATCACCTAGTGCAGACTCTAATCTTTTTCTTAAATCTGTAACTCTTTCTATTTCTAGTTCTCTTTCCACCTTATCACCAATACGTCTTATATAAGATGCATTAGCATCTAAGCCTGTTCTATACTGGCCATCTAACTCTTTGTAAGGATATTTAAAAACTCCTGTTCCAGGAATCCTTGTTAACCCTTTTGTAGCTAGTCCGCCTTGCATTGTTTGCAACTGAGAATTGTTGTAGTCTTTCTTAATAGTTGAGATTTTGCCTATCTTGCCCATATTGTAGTTATTTATTTGGTTTAATTTGCAGATGGTTTCTCATCGAAGAGCGTGCAATATAGACATATAATCTACACTCATCCATCTGTGTTTTTGAGAAGACTCCCCTAGCTGTGAGGGCTAGGGGGTAATTCTTCTCGGTAGGATATACGTACCTTTTTAGGGGACTAAAATTAGAACTGTGGAATTTCTTCAATCAAAACTGTACGAGACAAATCTTCAATGAATACATCACAACGGTCTTTCATCCAGATTTCGTATCCTGGGAATTTGTTTGCACTTGACATACCTTGAGACTTAGCAAAGCCTAAGTGGTGACGAGTACCATCAATATATCCCCAAGTCATAGAAGGTGCACCCTTCATACGAACTTCACGAATGTTGTTAATCATAGAACCATCGCTCATTGGGCTCACATCAAACACCATAAATACTGGAGTAGATTTTTTGTTCTGTCCAAATTCTAAGTTAGTTTGAGGAAGATCCAATTCTTTCAAGTGAATAAGTTCAACACGACCAGTCTCACGAGTAACCATTGCATCGAAAGCAAAGTTGTAAGTGATGTGCTGACCTTCTCCTTGCATATATCTATTACCAGAATCAGCCATGAAAGTTAAGCCAGAGTTTAAAGCGTCATTCTTCAAAGCTTGTTGGAACACGTCAAAACCAGCTTCATTAGTGTACATTTTAACTCTACGATCTTTAACATCAACACGTCTGTAGAATAAGTCACCAAACACTGAACGAATCAAGTTTGCAGTGAACTCACCACGATTGTATTGAACTAAGTTACCGTTATTTCTCATTCTGTGGTAAACACCAGCAGAAGTTCTTTTTAATTCTTGTCTAGAACCATTGGTCTTAACTGTACCAGGCTTAGCCCAGATCATACGTTTAACCTTTAATTCCAACATAGATTTACGCATCCAGAACTCAATGAATGGTTCCCATTTAACATCATTACGAGTTAAAGGAAGTTGGTTACGTCTTTGAGGAGCATATACCAAGATATCCAAAGGTTTACCAGAAGCATCTCTCATCATTTTGTCATCAGCCCACTCAGTGATTTTGTGCTCATAACCATATGCAGAACCTAAAGATTCAAACATAGTGATTTGCTCACCTAAACGAGGAAGACCTAACAAATCTTGATCAAACTCACCAATAGCTGCATCAACTAATTCTAATTCGATACCAACTTTTAAGAAGGTTCCGCTTACATAGTCTACAGTTGGATTGTCAGTTACAAGTGTGAATGTGTATAAAAATCCTACGTTCCAAGGCTGAGGATCTTTAACAACATAGAAACGAGGACCATATTGACGAGTACCTACAGATACAATTGCGTTCTTAGAAAACTCATTAGTATCAATAACTAAAGAGAACTCTTGACCATCAATACCTGGCTTATCTAAAGCTAAGGTGCTGCTTGGAACATCAATGATTTTAGGGAACTTGTATGGAACCTGTACTTGCCACTTCCAAGCATCACTATTGTTATCAATATAATAAGGAGTCGACTTGTTAATCATATCCAAGAAGTCATTACTATACAAAGAACTCTGAGTATAAAGACTGATAATTTTCTTATCATAGTCTGCTGGCTCAGTTGAGTGAAAACTCTCCAAGTGGTTTGAGTCTGTTAATTTACCTACAGCACGCTTGTCCATAGAAGCGACTCTAGCATAGGTAAATCCAGTTAAACCTGGGATTGTTTGAATTGCCATTTTTGTTATTTTTTAATTTTTATTGTTTGAATTATTGAAACCATGACATAGGTTTGACAGGAGCTTTAGATTTCACAGCACTTTTATTAGCCTGTCTAGCAACTTCTCCAAACAATTCATTTGACTTTTTGGTTATGCCAGTTTTTTGAATCGTGGAAAGTGTAGGATCTTTTTCTAATATCTTCATTAGAAGAGCAACCTTCACCTTCTTTTCATGATTCTCAGGACGTTTAAGTTCCAGAATTGTACGATCAAAATCTGTGAGTGTTTCTCCAGAAGGTGTCTTATACTTATCTGTTACTAAGAAATCTTGTAGTTCACTAGCCAATTTAGGATTGAGAGGAATACCATCAAACTCTTTAGCTTTCAACTTGTCCTGTAAAACTTGATTTACATTCTGAGCATATTGCTGTTTGTACTGAGCCTGTTGTTGTAATTGTACTTCTCTTTCCTGTTCAAGTTGTTGAAGCTTTGCAGCTTCTTTTTTAACCAAAACTTTATGATGTCTAGTTGCAACTGTTTCTAGATCACCATAGTTTTTAAGTCTTTCAACCTCTGTTGTAACATCATCAGGTTCAAACCCTTGATCAGTTAGAGCCTGTTTGATGATCGCTATTTGATTAGATTCTTCTGCAAGATCCATCTCAGCGAAAGATTGTATTTTATTAAACGCACTAAAATATTCTATAGGTTTAACACCTTTTACAAATATGGCATCAAATGCTTGTTGATAATCTTCTCCAAATTGACCTATGAAGTTGTTTACCACTTCAATAGCTCCTTTCTTCTTCTCAGCATTGAATCTTTCTAGAAATTCCTCAGGGGTTGTGATTGGTGTTTCTTCCTCATCATCTTCTTTAGAGAACACTCCAAGTTTATAAAGATCTTTAGATAGAGCAGAGAATTGATTTGTTTCATCAGTATCTTCTGTTTCTTCTGCATCACCTTCTTCTGCAGGAGCTGCGGTTTTCTTTGGAGCTTTAGTAGGTGGAACATCATCATCTTCATCTTCAGTGTCATCTTCATCACCTCCAGATAAGAAATCTGCAATTGATTTAGAAGGATCTACTTTCTCTGTAGTTTCATCAGTTGTTGTAGCAGCTGCTTCTTTTTTAGCAGGAGCTTTCTTCTCAGGAGCAGGGGGTGCATCTTTTATATCTTGAATATCATCAGGATTAGTTGTAGATGTTTCTGGAGCAAATAAGTCATTTAAAAGCTCTTGATTTCCAGCACCAAACTCCATAGTATTCTCAATACTGAAGTTACCCATTGTGGGGTTATCTAGATTTTCAGCCATATGTAGTTTTTTGGTTTAATTAAATATTACTAATTATTCTTATCTTTTCTTTCTTCTTTCTATTGTAACTATCCTATGACAATTACAACATCTCACTTCGCACTTATCAATCTCTTTTGAATACTTTGAACTATATTGTTTAGTCATGTAATTGGTTTTCAGTAGTAAAAGTATATCGTATATTGTTAATGGCAAAGAGATAAGGTTGTTTTAGCTTCATTATTTAGGATAATATAGCATTAATATTTCTTACTCTTTGAAAACAGTGAACATTTTTGTGGTGACTATTCTTCCAAAATACACTTTTAGAATATTTACCCCCATATCATCACACTCACTCTTTAGTTTATTTTTAATCTGTGTAAGTGTTCTTTTGTCTTTTATGTCTTCCCAATTACAGTCTGTAAGATGGTCAGCTATTATTCCTCTAGCTATGTCATGTAGATTATCAGAGGCTTGGTTTGTATCTATTAGATATTTCTTAAAATCTACAATATCAAATTTGATAATAGGTTCTACAGATACTTGTTTACCATCAAGGGTTGTAATATCAACAGCAGCTACATGAAATGTATCTACTGTTTTGATCACTGAGTGAACCTCATCTATAAATGGCATTTTAAAATTAACACCTTCTTTAAGTTCACCTTGGTAACTACCAAGTCTAAGAAGTACACCCCCTTCATAACATCTAACTATAACTATAGGGGATAGATGATCTACCCATTTTTCAATGGCCCATTCAAGGGTACTTATTATAATGTTAGTATCAACCATATATTATTTTTGTTTTCTACCTTTAGCATTAATCTTAGCTATTTCAATATCGTCCTTATGATTCTTTCTTTCAGTATCCAATTTCTCTCTTTCCACCCTCAGCTTCTCCATTGCTATATTATTCTTGCTCTGTATATCCATAGTTTTGAGTCTATACTCATTAGCAGCTTTTGTTTGCTCATGCATCAATCTGCTGTTCTCTAGAATATCAGGGATGGAATTTTGATTGACATCCAATGGTACCTTCTCAACACTCTCAGCTTTGATTGTGGCAATTTGCTCTTTGCTGATTCTATCCAATTGTTTTTGGTAGTCATCATGAGCCATTTGCTCTTCATGCTGTCTTTGAGCTTGTTGAATCTGAGCATCAGTGGCATATCTTTGCTGATCAATCTCTTGCTGTTTCTGTTGCATTTGTTGTTGCTGAATAGTATCTTGTTTCTCTTTAAGATCTTTAAATACCTTTTTCATCTGACGTACAGAGTTAGTGCTGTACAATTCAATGATGTCATATACAGATCCTCCATTCTGAATAACAGTTTGAGAAAGCTGTCTAATCTCATTAAACATTTTTTGGTCCTCAGGTCTGTTAGTTAAGAACACTTTTAGGTCCCTAAATTTGAGATCTGTACCATTAACTGATATGAAAGCAGATTCACCAGAGTTGGTTACATAAGAAATAGTTGACTCAGGTTTCTTACTTTCTACATACATAGCAGCATCTATAATTGCTTGATAGAGCTGGCCTAATATATATTCATGAGCTACAAACAAAGGTTCTGTCTGTGAATAAGACTGACTAATAGCTGTGTTTGTACCTGTTGCTGTTTCACTTGCTGAAATAGAACCAAGTCTTTGTTTGGACATACCAACTAATTCCCAACACTCATTTTTAAGCTGTATAGCTAATTGATATCTAGATTGAATCTCCTGTGTACGTGTAAGATCTATATCCCTAAACTGGTTAAAGCTAGAAGGACTTTTTAGATTCTCTGGAGAATCATCAATAAACATCACTCCTCTATTACGTGCTTCCATTTCCCAAATATCTAGAGCATCTTGTGCATCTCCATCTTTAGGAATAGGAATATGTCTAATTGATGTCAAATACACTTTACCTACCTCTTTCTCTAGAAGTTTGTAAAGCTGGTTCATACATACATTATATAACACCTGAAAAGGTTTCATTAAATCTACAAGGCTTCTAGCCTCTGTATTCTTTACCTCATGCACCACTCCTATAATAGGACAATAGTCTAATAACTTGTATGGCTTGATATTGTAGATGTCTGGTCCTATTTTAATTCCTTGATACCATTGGTTAATCCATCCCCATTCTAAAGACTGCTCTGTAGGAATAGTCTTAGATTTGTAATTCTCATCAACCAATAATGATTGCTCATTACCCATTTCATCTAAGTAGATGAGTTTACCAATCTTTTTCTTGGAGATCCAATAGGCTCGTACAACAACATATTTATATCCAAATGAACTTACGTTAGATGTTAGTCCTAAGAAATCTCTTAGTCCATCATTGTTCTCTTTCATTTCAGATTCAATGATCATTCTAGTCTGAAGAACCAAAGGATCATATGTATCATATGTAACAGAGTCTATACCTGGAGTGGCATTAGGATTACCAAGATTGGATTCACGCACATTAATCAATCCATAATCCTGTAAAGAACTACGTAAATGATCTATCTCTTCTTTAGTTATATCAGGGAATGTCTCAATGATTTCAGATAGTTCCATCACTTGTACAATACCAGCAGCATAAGCTCCTTGGGCCCTACCAGTAGGATCTGAAATGTATTTTCTATCTGGTGTTGTTAAGAACCAAACATTCTTAGGGTTGGCCACCTCAACATTGAATCCAAGTTTTGAATTGTCCTCATATATATGAAAGAACTCTCTGGAAGAAATCAATAGGTCACGAAAGGCATCTTCTGATTTCTCTTTCATTACAAACTCAGCCTTCTGAGATGTAAGAACGTGGTTGGCCCACTTCTCAGCAACAGATGTATAGGAATCAATCTGATCTTTCACACTCTCAAGAGTTTGTTCTTGAACCTGTGGATCTTCTTCATCCAACTGCTGTCCTTTTAATAAAGCCTCCACTTGCATTTTCTTCTTGGCCTCATTGATAACATATTCCTGTAAGATTTGTGTCTTGAACTCAAGCTCTTCAGCCTGACTATCATCATCAAATGCTTTCACTCTAAACGAGTCTGGTCTTTTAGAAATCTCACCAACAAGTTCATTTAAAGGAGTGGTTACAATAGAATACATTTTTACATAGGCTGGTAATTCAAGATCTGCTGTAAGAACATCTGTAAAGCTTCTTACTTGAGGCTCTTGATAGAAGTCTTCCATTCTTAAAATACCCTTTACAAGATCATAGTTCTTAACAAATGTATCTCTGTTCTTTACATATTCTGCATAAGCCCTGTTAGCAAAATAGTCCATTGTATTCTTCACCCAACTCTCATCCTGCTTTTCCTTATCAGTTTTAAATTGATCAGGAAATATATTTAAATAGGCATACCGTATGGTAGCATCTTTTGTATATCTTATAATTGCCATTATGAAAACAATTTATTTTTGTATTTTCTAGTTTTAAACATTCCTCTTGATTCTGTAAACAATACATTAGCAGGCTTCTTTGTAAACATTGCCATCACTCTTTCATCAGAAGATCCTCCCACCTTTCCCATAATAGGATCCATCTTAAGTGCTTGAGCAATAGCTAATTCTGCAGCAATGATTCGGTCAAAGTTACCCTGGTCATTGTATTGTATAATCTCTTCTAATAAAACAGGATCAAATATCTTACTGACACCATGTATCTCTTTTATAGTTTCTCCTGCATCATTTGTCTCTTTATATAAAACACCCTCTAGATACTTCTTTAAACATGTGTGGAGGTATTCTATTATTTTATCACTTGAACGATGGATACCAAAGTCTCTCTTTACAGTGGTGTTTGGTACAATCTCTTTAAGCCAGTCTGGTTGTCTCTCTAAATAGTGAGCATCTCCTTTGGCTTTCATGTATTCTATGAAAGATATATCATCATTCTCACAGAGTGTTCTAGCGTTGTAATATTTAATTAGGAGTCTGGCCTGTTCTTCCCATTGATCTTTCTTGTCTGGTCTGGCCACATAAGAAGCTACAAACATATCCTGATACTTCTCACCTGTTATATCATGCATTCTCTTATATATGTATACAGCTCCTAATGAACTTGAGTATGCTGATTTACCTTGTCTATAAGGATCGACTCCTGCTGTATACAATCCATAAGGAGGATTTTCTACAGGGAATTCATATATCACTACAGGGGCATCTTTCTGATCACTATTCTTTAGAGGGAAGTTAGTGATGGGTAGTTTGTCTGTGAACTCATGTTTGATTCCTGTGTCATCTGTGTATAACACTACAGGAACACCTGTTCGTTCTTGTTGTAACAGCCTGAACTTCTGTCTCTTAGCTCCTTCAATATCAAATATGTTTGTATCCTCATTTAAGAATATATCATCTACATTCTGAGGATAGTACATCTTCTCCTTTAAATAAGCAATTCTGTCTCCAGCTTTTTTAAGTCTATCTAGATTAGTGTTAGTAATCTCATCAGCTTTTTCCTGATTTGACACAAGCATTTCCACAGAGTGTAACTGATTAGCTGAAGGAAGCTCCAAATAAGCACCAAGAGAACTCTTCTCTTTAGCTTCCATTCTGTATGTGTGTCCAATGAATAGCCCATGTATTCTATTGTCTGCTTTATTATTATATGTAAGGAAGTTAAAGTTGTCTACATCAAACATCAGGGATTTTGCATCCATGAATTTCTTCATATCACCCCCAGTACCTGTAAGAATTGGACTACATCCCCAACCATAGGGTGTTGTGAAACCAGGTATAGCTGCTTGCAAACCTCTGAGAAAGTTCCCTTTACCAATCTCGTCAATGATAAGTTTTCTTGGTTTGGTACCTGCAATAGCCTCTTCATTGTTACCTTCATCTAAGTTACGTATTAATATAGAGGAGAATGGAATACGTTCTCCTGATTTAGTTTTAATTCCTAATGTCACTTGATTCTTCCAATTATCCTCAATCCTCTGCCATCTCCAATACTCAGGAATAAAGTTTAATCCCTTATCAATCTTATCTGTAATTAGTTTTATATCTGGAGCATTCAGGCCAGCAATAATGTTCTGACTATTCTCATCAAATGTAGCTCCCCAAGCAATGTAACTTGCTTCAATAACAGACTTAGCAAAACGTCTGATTCCTAAAATAACAAGTCCTCTTCTTTCTGTCTGGGCCCTATCTATTTCATTTGTAACAATCCATTCATTATCTCTCAAGAAAGGATTGCTATATTTTTGGGAGATTCTACCCCTGTCATCAATTACATCCACCTCTGTATGCCATATGTTTAGGTGCCAATATAAAAAGGGGTTAATATAAACCCCATCCATCATAGCACCATTTAGGCAAAGCTCTTTATGAAAATCAAAGAAAGGCTTATACTCAGAAGAATCCTTATCTGGAATTCTCTTCTGATTTATGAACCAATCTTTATAGTCAATATTCTGTAAGTTTTCAATCATTTTCTATTTGCTAAGAATTCAGCAGCAGCTCCAGACAACTCTCCCTTTCCTCTCACTTCCACCTTTGCTTCTTCCATACTTCTTAGTTTGTCAACCACCTCAACCAAGGCTAAATAGTTCTTCATTGTCTCCTGAACAAATTTACCTTGTGCTTCGATAGAAGCAATCACCATAGGTAACATTCCTCCCTTAGATGTAGGCTTCCACTCAATTCTATCTTTTAATTCATGAAGGGGATTTGCATCTACATAAGCTTTCCAGCTTTTGAGTTGTGTTTCAGCCCATTCAAGTTCTGTATTAATGTATGTAGTTTTTTTAATAGTCGCCATTATCATCCTCCTCTTTTAATATATTATCAAGGTCCATACCTTCTTTCACTATCCTATCTATCTCAGAATCATCTGGATGAGGAATATCAAGATCTAATTGACTCTTGTATTTAGTGAGAGCAAATGCCAGTTCTTTATCTGTCATTCCCCATATGTCACCATACTCATCAAGAACTGTAGAGATGTGTCTTCCCATATTATAGGAAGGAAAGCTCTTGTGTAATTCCTGAAGAATTAGCAATACGTCATTATAATAATTCTTCTTTTGAGTCATATTAGCTAGTTATAATACCAGCTTCTGCAGCTGATAATTTTACTAAATAAGGGGCTATAATATCCTTTATAAGTTTACTAATATGGTCATTAGCAAGCTTTTTTACATCTTCTGAAATTCCTGGTGTTGCACATAAGGCTCCAAGTCTCTCAATAACAATCCATGCTTCTGGGTTCATAACAATTGGTTTAAATCTTCGTCAGTTAGTTTTGGTGATATTTCTATTGATTCTATTTCTTTCTCAAGATTCTTAGCTCCTTCTTTGGTCATATATTCTGATGTAAAGACAATATGCATTTTATCTTGTGCATCTCCTTTCTCTCCTATCAAATCTATATAATCCACTCCCTTATTGTATATTTCTATCAATACATCTATGAATTGATCTAAGGGTATTTTCTTTATAACTGTATCATTGTTCATGTTGTAATGCAGTTTTAATTTCTTCTTCTTTTTCTGATTCTAATACAGGAAGCCATTTATCTTTTGGACACTGGCAAGACAAACATTTTGTTTTAGCAGAAAGGGTGCATCCACAATCTGTACAATGATCATCTAGTCTAAATGTCTTATGGTGTTTAGAATGAAGTTCGCAATTCTCACATACACTCATTCTATATTTACTCACCTCACTAATTATAGGTCTTAATTCTTTGGAGGGGAGTAGGTTGTTTTTCCAACCTTCATACACCTGTGAAAGATCAATCTTCATATTTAGTTCTAAGTTTAAGCTGGTTTAAAGAAACTATAGTTTTATCAAGTGTCACCTTTGCACTCTTTCTTCTCTGCTCTGTTACATCTGGATTGTTAATAATCTTTTCCATAGCTCCTATCTTAGCATTTAAAGAAGCAATCTTCTTAATGGCCTTTTTCTTATTAAAGAAAAACTTACCAAATCCAGAAATCTCCACACTATCATTAAGATCCATTGCCTGATTAGCAGATTGAAACTGGTGGTCTACCACCTTCTCAATTGTCTTTTCAGAAACCATCATCTTCACTGCTAAGGTTCTAATGAGAAAGTCCCTAACAGACATACTCATTGGCTTATCCATTTCCTATAGTTATTTGTAAGACGACATCATTCTCAAAATTAAGAAGAATCACAGGATTCACCTTTATCTTAGAACCATCCTTAACTAAAATCTGCATCTTCTTAAGCCTAGAAATAATATTGTTAATTGTAGGCGTAGAGCTTTTGTACTTAGCACAAAACTCTTCCCTTATATTAGCATAGGAGATGTTTCCCTTTATAGCAGCAAAAGCAACGAGCTGTATTTCTCTCTGTGTAAGCTTCAAATTATTGAGAGCTGACAGAATGGTGTAATACATTTCTGCAGAAGAAAATGGGTCTTCCATATTCCTCTTCAACTTTTGAACTACTATTTTCTTGTTGGTTTCCATAATTAGTTAATACAAAGATAGTCTAATATATTGACTTACAAATAACTAACTAAGTTAATTGAATCAATGAATGCTATATTATGCTTCATTTCTAATGAATACAAAACAAAAACTAAGAATCAATAGACCTATTTTAAATTCTCTCTCTACAGAACCATCCTCCTTATCATACACTCTATTAGAGAATCCTAACTCAAACACACCATACCAAACTGGATTGATCTCTATAGCAAATGCCACTTCATCAGATCTAAAATACTCTATCACCATAATCAGAACAACAAACACTATAATTGCATACATATACATAGAAGTTTAAAACGTTAATGTCTAACCCACCCAACCACCCCAAAGGTAAATACAAATAAATTTACAAACCAAATTTATTTACAAAACGTTATAAAAAATTTTTTCCAAAATTTTAAGACCTCCCTATTTAAGGGAGAGGAGGCTACTTCCAGCTTCAACCCCTCCACATTGTGCCATGGTTGGGGGTATCCCCCATTCAATGTAACATGGCACAAAAAAAATCAAAATGAACAAGGAATTAGAAATTAAAGGTAGGGACGTACTTAGAGTTAAGACAATCTCTAAAGGTAGAAAGTATGATGTTGCAGAAGACCACAGTTTCTTCGGTAAGAAATTTAACACTTATCAGTTTAATGGTATTGTGTTTACTGTTAATAGCGAAGATGAATTTGTTGCTTGGAAAGATAGTGGTAAATTGTACAGCATTACATTCATTCCAGGCACACGTCAAAAAGAAGTTGATGGTCAATTAGTTACTGTACCAACATTACAGCTTGCAAGTTGTACCAACGTTGACCAAGAAATCTCTATGGCTCAAACTGAAAAGACATTACAAGATATCTTTAAGGATGAACCAGCTCTTGCAGTTAACACAAATGTTCTTAATGGATTAGTTTAATCCTTAAGTAAAGGCTCTCTGTTAATTCAGAGAGTCTTTATTCATATATAAGGGTGGGAATTAAACGAAGATTCAATAGGGTGGGAAAAATGTTCCACGTGAAATATTGTGTGAAATAAAAAGTTTTTACGGCTATCATATATACTTATTTTATAATGCTTCTATTGATA